TCAGACGCAGCTTTAAAACTGCCGAAGGTCTGGAAAGCACGGAAGCGTTCAAGGCACTGTTCGTCACTAAGACGTTCACCAGCCATCAATCATCCTCATGGGTTCGCCTATATCCGAGCCGCCACAATAAATCGGCTAGGGTAATCCCGGCGTTGTTGACACTCTCTTCGCTTAGGTCGGGGAAAAGCACATGGAGCGCCTCATGCAAGGCAATATCCATGTGTGTCTTGTCTTCAAGGTCTGGGTCTATTTCGATGCGCCATTTATGCGGGTAGGCGAGGCCCCAGCAGCCCCTGTTTCGCTTGTGCGAAAAGCGGATGCGGCGCATGTCATCTCAGCGACATTAGAAGTGGCGCAAACTTGACAAGAGCCGTTCCGATGCCGCCAGAAACCATTGCACCGACCCATAGGACAACGCGCGATCCGCCACGAATTTGCGCCACCAGTTCCCTGATTTGCGCCAGCTCGTCTCCAAGCTTTTTCAGGTCCTTCTTAAGTTCATCCCGCTCAACCTTGAGGTCTTCTATCTGCCTCTCAAGAGATTGGGCAACAGCTTCCAGCCTGCCAATATCGCGGTCATAGCTGGCCATGTTGTTGCCCCCAGATTGGTCTTGGTTTGCGCGATCAAACGGTGACATGAGCAACAACTATGTGCACGAGAAGACACACAGCAAATGGCGCAGCAAGCCCCTTCCAATCAAAAGGCAAGCCGTTTTCCCATTGTGTGAACTCCCGGCCCGCATAGAAGGCCACGCCAGCGGCAAGGCCAGCGTTGAGGCCAAGCGGCCACCACAGGACGGCTGCGATAATCAGCGATATTACCGCATGGCAGAGATAGTAGCGGGGAAGCGGGCACTTCATTACGAAGTCACTGCTTTGATGACTGAGAAGTTGAAAACAGGGGCGTCAGACGCAGTGCCGCCAGTTGTGTAAAACGTGATGTTGAACGATCCAGCAACAATGGCGCTGACTGAAACGAAGTACACGTTTGTACTGGATTTGACATTGACAATAATAGTGTCAGTCGCAGCAACGGTTGAATTAGCAACGTTGAAAGTTGCCGGGGTGGTTGATCCGGCAGCAGTAAACAACGTAATCGCGCCGTTTGTTTTGTTCAGCGTGACGCCAGTTGTCCGAGAGGTTAATTGCGTAACAGTTCCGCCGCTGCCCGTGCCGTAGCCAAAGCCACCTCCAGAGGTCGAAAGAAGGAAGTTTCCGCTTGTGTCCATTGTGGCGCGGATGATGTTGTTTGTTATGATGCCCCAATTGTGATTACTAATCGTTCCCATATAACTTGTTGTGCTGAATATGTATCCTGCAGCAATACGGGTTGTGCCATCCGACACTTCAAGTTTGACGCCGGGGGTTGAAGTTCCGATGCCTACGTTGCCGCTACTGTCTACGCGAACGCGCTCAGTGCCAGCCGTGCTGGCCGCAATCGTGTCAGCAGCCGGGAACCAGAAACCCGTGTTGGTGTCGCCCGTGGGTGTGATGGAAGGCGCGGAAGCCGAACCGGCAGAGAACGAACCGGGCCACCTGTTCACCCACACAAAACAGTCATTCGAGGTGTTGTAGGCAACCTCGACAAACATGCCGGAAACCATGTCGGATGCCGACAAGTTGGTAAGCGTGCCGGAAACGTCTTTCTTGATGGTCTTGGCACCAAGGCTGTTGACGTTGAGGGTTGCGCTTCCGGTGTTCGTCGTATTGGCGATGAAGGCAAACCGCTGGCCGTTGTAATAGGCGGCAGGGGCAACGCTGTAGGCGAGAACCTTCGCGTCAGCGGTTCCCGTTGCGGTCAAAGTGTAACTGCGCCAGTTCCATTCGCGCGTCACGGCACCCTGAAGGGCGCGGCCTGCGTCATCCAATGTCGAAGGCGCAGCCGCCCCGGACCAGGATGGCATGGTGCCGCTGGCGTTGCCGGAATCGGTCTGCGAGAAGGTGGAACTGCCAAGATCAGGCATCGGCTATCTCCGAATAAGCCGCTTCACAGCGGGTACAATGTGTGGTAGGGGATTTGGTATGAAAACCTCACCCAAGAAGCACTATCAAGCGGGCATGCTTCCCATTCTGTTCGTTGCGTTTGGTCTAGTAATCTGGAAAACTGGCGGAATTAACGCCCACGGATGGGGTGATTACGTCATGTTTGGCGCGGTTATGGCGCTGCTTGTCTGGTTTTTATTGCCCAGCCGTGCCGACAAGAGCACCGGACATCAAGGCCCGACCCAGTAGCGGCCTGTATTGTTGGGCAAGTCGTTGAACAGCGTTAGGCTGTCCCAGCAACGATGCCTTGTTTCCGCCCGTTGCGATGAGGCGTTTCACATACTCGGCATTGGCGCGCGTCATCGCTTCCGCACCCTTCTTCGCACCAGCACCAATGAGCATGGCCGGAACAGCGACTTGAGGCATTGCAAAGGCTCCGCCAAGCCCAAGGCCAGCCATAAGCCCGTTCCCCTGCGGAGACAGCTTCCCCAGGAGACGAAGCGTGTTTTGCGCCCCCGTTCCCATGACAGCAGCCTCAATGGCGTTGATTTCATCCGGCGTAAATCCGCGCATCATCTTCTTGTTGTCTAAGATTTTGCGCAGTTCTTGCCGCGTTGCATTCTCAACATTGCCACCGGAACCCGTTGAACCCGCACGCCGCCCGGCTCGATCAATGAGTTCCTGGACTTTTTCCAACTTGCGGAAGCGAGCCCAATAGCCCCTACCTTCGCTTAGGGCATCGGTTGCAGCTTTTGCATTCCCCATCAGAATGTCGTCAGGGCCTGCGTTTGCTGCAAAATCATCTACCCGCTGGGTAATTTGACGGAGCAGTTCATTGTTGCTGTTGTTCAGCGGGTTATAGGCGTTGCCCGCAATCTTTCTGACGGACTCTAGGCCATCAAGACCGACGTTCCCACCCTCAGCAAGTCGGGAAAGTCTGTCATAAACGACTTCAGCACCCGGCTGCAAACGCGGGTCCCATCCAAATTCGGCCATGTCTTTGTAAACGGTATCACGCAGCCGCCCGACAGCCTCCGGCTTGAATACTACGCCCGCATCCTTTGCGCGGCCATAGGCGGCACTGCCAGCGGCTTTCAATTCCTCCGGTGCCATGACCTTGGGTTTGGCATTGAACGCGCCAGCGACCTTCCCAAGGCCAGCGCTGATGCCTTCACCAAGGAGGTTACCGCCCGCGCCACCAAGAGCGCCCAACATGGCACCCGTCGCGGCGTCCTGGTCGTTCCCCCACGCCTGCACCGTGCCAAGTGTTGCGCCATCAGCAGCCATTGCCCCCGTTCGAGCGGCAAGCCCAAGCCCACCGCCCAAGGTCGCAGGAACAGCCCGCGAGGCCGAGAGGAACGACTTGGCAAGACCGGTTGCCGGGGCGAGCGTTCCAAGCACATCAGCCACCACGCCCGCCGATCCTGCCCTGCTTCTGGCATCGTCGGTCATTTTTCTATGGTACGCCAACCGATCTTCATAAGAGCCCCTGCCCAGCATTGAGTCCATGCCGGCGGCGGCTTTGTCGGCATGGCCCAAGGTAATCCCGTTAACGCCAATGTTGAGCATATCCTGCCCAGCCACCAGCGCTTGGCCCCAAGCCGGAAGCGCGTTGTACTGGCGCTGCTCACGGTTCACGGCAACATCTGGGATGGCTGCGCTGATGTCAGAATAGTCTTGCGGCGCTTGCGGCGCAGCAGGCGCAGACTGCTCCGCACCACCGATCCTGATGATTTCGTTGGCAAGAGACTTCGCGGCAACGGTGTCACCAGCGTTATGGGCATTCACCAACGCCCGCTGAAGCTGCTCAAGGGTTGCCATGTTTAACCACCGTATTGCTTGACAAGATCGTCAATGGAAGGACCACCCTGAATGGGCTGGGGAACAGGCTGCTGACCTTCCGCGCCACGCGACATTGCGCGATCCTTGGCCGTCTCGATGATGCCGCGATAATCCGCAACTGCTTTCAGGAAGGCTTCCTTTGACGTTGCCGAATCCATGCGCGTTACGGCTGCGGTTGCCGCCTGTCCTTCCATGTTGGACAGCGCGCCAAGCCCCTTCATCTGCTCAATGGCGGTCAGAAAGGCTCCGCTCTTTGCCTGCTCAACAAGGTTCTGGAAGTCATACCCACCAGTGCCACGCACCACATTTCCATACGACGAGAAACCCGTTCCTCGCTCAAGGTAGGGATGCGAGACAATTTGATCCAATATGCCAAGAGCCATGTCCGCAGCCTGCAAATCGGCGGGCGCGGTGAGACGTTGTTCAGTGATCGTCTTGCCCGCCGTGGAGCCAGCCCCTTGCTGATAAGCCTTGTCATATGGCGACAGGAACTTGGCACCATCTGGACCCTGTACGGGCGTAAACGTCCCGTCAGACTTGGGGATGCCATAGCCAACCTGGCCATCGCCCATGTCGTAGGGAATAGGTGCATAGCTGTTGACGTTCGCACCAGCCTGTTCAGGGAAGTAGGTGTTTCGCACATACTGCGGAATGACCGCGCTCGGGAACGCCTTAGCCAAAGAGCGCATTTCAGGCGGAAGGCCCGCAATGGCCGCGTTTTGCGCCTCTTCCTCTGCCTGCCTAGCCGCTGCCTCTTCCTGGCGCTGCTGCTGCCGCCAAGCGGCTTCCTCAGCGTTTGTTTTCGCCCTGTATCCAAGAAGCGCCTGATCCATGTATTGCTCACGACCGTCATTTATGCCGCGCGCAAGGCCAAGCATAGCGCCGCCAACATTGCCAGTTGTGGCAAGTCCTGCGCCCGCCTGCATCAGACCTTGGAAAATGGCCTGCCTCCGCATCTCGCTGGGATTGAGCCCCAAGAGCTGCGTTGTTTCATCAGAATAAGGGTTCTGAAAACCGAGAAGATTCATATCAACCCCCATTAACCAAACGGACGCCAGCCGAGGCCGCCAGCGGCACCAATCAAGCCCATACCTGCGCCAGCAACCTGAGAGAACATGGACGGCTGCGGCGTCTTTGTCGTGCCGACAGTCGTGCCGCCGTAGTTGCCGCCGATGTTGTTTTGGAACTGGCCAAGCTTGTTGTAGGGAAGCTGCTGATACCAATCCCACCGCGCAACTGCGTCATTCAGTTCCTGCTGGCCAAGCTCTCGCTGCTGACCGCCGATGTTGGACAGCGCGTTGATGTCGGTCCAATCGTTCGCCGCAAAGGTCGGTGCCATAGCCGCCGCCTGCTCCATACGGTCAAGGCCCTGCTGGTACTGCTGCGAGGCATAAGGCGAATAAGCCTCAGTCAGTGCGCGGGTTGCCGTATCGGTCTGGAGGTTGGAGCCGTAACGGCCAGAACCCATGAACTGCGAGTTCACCGAAGGCAGAACCTTGGACTGAATGTTCTGGTAGACCTGATCCGAGTAAGGGTCGCTGTTGAGGTACTTGCCCGACATGAAGTCGCTGTTGACGGATTCCGCCTGATTCATGGAGGTATTGCCAGTCAACGCTCGGTAGGTGCCTAACTGCTGCGCCCGCTGCTGCGTTGAACTGAACGGGGCAACCGTTGAACCGGGATAATATTCAGGCCCCGCCTCCTGATAAAGCCGCTTGGCTTCGTCCATGCCGTACTTGAGGTAGGGCGCCTGCGGACCCCAGGGCTCGGATTTCTGTGTCTCTTTAACTTTGTTGTTCCCAGGTGAATCCATGCTTAAATGTCCTTCACAAGCGTAACTGTTTTGATTTTGTAGTCGGGAAGCAAGCGGCCCCACCCCTTGCGGGCGCGGTCAATCAACATGGCGTCACAGCCGCGTTCCTTGGCCCATGCTTCGATGGTTTCGAGGAAATAAATCCAGTTATTCACGCCACGGCCACCTGTGAGCCATACGTTGCAGTAAAGACTGCTACCGCGCCGAATGAGTTCAGTGACGCAAGCGACCTGAATTTCGCCGTTGTCGGAACCGATCCACAACTGCGCATCCTTGGCAAAGATGGCAGTCAGCACCTGCTCGATAGTCGTATTGCCATTCAACGCAGGCGTGAGCAGTGTAACGCATTCTTTCCAGACGCGCCCGAGATCATCCACCAGAACACCTTGGCAGGGGATGCGTTTAGCCGACAATTGCGAGACGGAAGTCACGATCTGTCTGTGAGTTGTTGGCATGAGTGATTGTTGCCGTTCCATTGCCCATGTTGGCGTCTGTTATGTACATGGTCCCCGCCGCAAGCTCGGCTGCTGCATTGGCCGTGCGGGGATGCCAAACAATGACGGACTGCGGAGATATGCGGATGTCCGTTATTGTGGTGGACGCGGCACCAGCGGTAAGCGTTACCTCTGCAACATTCTCTGTCTTGCCGGAACGAATCTGCTGAAGCACTTCGTACATGCGCCGCGAGAACGGGTCATTCGGCGGGGGAGGAAAGTGAAGGAAAGAGCGGATGGTCATTGCCTCACCCCTTCGCGCTGGACAACATTTCCTCGACCGTCCAGTTCGGCGCTTCCTTCGCTAGAACATCCAGGCTCTTGCCAATGGAAGCCGCCCGCCTCTCTTCCGCCTCCAGCATCGCAGTCGCTTTTGCCTTAGCGCCCGCAACGTCAGTGGCCGTGTATGGGAACGCCGGATACCCTTGAGCCGCCAAAGCCTGACGCCAGCGGTCGAATGCGCTGCCGTTCGGCATGTCGATCGGGGTGTCAAGGCCCGTCACCTTGTCAAGGAAGAAATGCCAATCATCGCTGGTGGCGTCCACAAGTGTTGGAAACCACTTCAGCGCAAACGGTGCGAAGTCGCGCCGATCCGTGTTCATTTCTTGTCCTTGGCAAACGGGTTGCCGTATTTTTTCGGATCGAACGGCTGCGGGTATAGATACGGCGTCGGCTCAGGAGGGGTGAAGGCCCAAGTCTGCGAGTACTGCGGAAACTGCCAATACGGCTGTCCCGCACCATCGTTGGATGGGGTGCGCGGAGGAAGCGGTGGCCTCTCAGCCTGGGTTCCGTTCCTGCCAATAACTCTCCCCCAAAAATCAGGCGACAGAGGGTCAATGGACGAAAAGGGACCGCCATAACTTTCGCCCCTTGACATGAAGGGGAGGCCCATGAACCCCATCATAGCGCCCATGCCCCCACTACCCCTTGGGGAGTTTCGCATGCCGTAGCTAATCTGTTTCATGATCTGTTTTGCGGATTGGTCGCGAGGTGACGTGGCCATTTGATTACTCCTTGCCCGTCAATTGAAACCGAGCGAATTCCAACCGCCATAACCGCGCCAACTGCCAGTGTGACCGCGCGTGGTCATGTTGGTATCTGCCCGGTATCCGGGGTCATATCCTGTAACATTGTTGATTTGGTTGGTGTTGCGCGTCCATTCACCGATGCCGACTCTGTTTCCACCAGCAAGCGCCGCGTACTCCGGGCCATAGGCTGAGTTGTAGGCCCTCAAGTCGCTGTAGTAACTGCGCGCTGGAGCCTGCGGAGTGGTTGCTTGGCCTGGCCACAAGCCGCCGTTACCGTACATCAGGCCAGACGGTGGAATGGGCGCTTCGCGAGGCGGGGTAAGCGTTGTGTACATCGCCATCGGATCTCGGAAAGCCGTCAACGGAGCGTATTCAGGAACCGGATTGACGCCCGGAATTGATGCAGGGGTCGGATTTCCCAGCAGGCCCGGACGCGCGGGCCGATTGAGCGCGCCTTGCATAACCCGAGGCGAGGGGCGAATACCCCAAGCACCGGGGTTCATCGCACGTCCGCCAGGACGGCCAAAAGCCATGCCGCCATACATGCGGTTTCCCGTGGTCAGGCCAGTGCGGTTGCCAATACCACCGTTGCGGCCAGCACCACCGCCCATGCCGCCGCCATGATTGCCGCCGCCGCCCATGCCACCGCCAATGCCGCCATTACCGAGGCCACCAGCACTGCCAGAGCCGCCCTTGTATGTGCTTGAACCGCTTTCAGCGTCCCGTGCCGACATATGAATTACTCCTGATAACTACCGTCTTCCGACAGGTGAAAAGTTGAGGTCATCTACCCCGCGCGCAAAGTTCCAAAGATTGCCCGCAGGAATGGTGATCCGCGCCCGGTGATAGCGCCCGTTCACTCGCGCATTGCAGATGCCATAGGCGTTGACTGCGATTGGTGAGCCGTAAGTCACAGGCTCATTGAGGTAGTTACGTTTGCCAACTGTGAGGGATGGCGTGACCGTGGTGCCTTCCACAATGGGGCGCAGACCCTTGAGAAGCGAACGACGCCCCGGCGTTAGTTGTGTGTCGCCCGTCTCAATAGTTGCAGCAAGGTTGGCTGCTGAGAAAAATCCCTGCCTGTGCAAGGTATCAAACCCGGACAAAAGCAAGCGGCCCGTACCAGCCCAAAAGCGGCTGTCAACCGGGAACGGAAGCCCATCAACCGTGGAGGATGCCGCGTCCATGCCGTCAATGGTGTAAGTGGCCTGCGTTGCCGCCGCGTAGATGATCTCATGATTGACGGAAGCGCGCGACCACTGACCCGTCGGCCAATGATAGATGATAATCTCTGTCGGACTGCCCGTGCCCGTTGAAAGGCTCGGGAAGCCCATGACGTACAGCTTGTTGATGGGGTCAATTGCCGAGGTGATGCGGTAAAGGTAATTCGCATCAAGGTTGGCTTCAATCCAGCGGTCTACCTTCTCCACCCCAATGGGGATAATTTCAGAACCGCCCCGGATCATGTACATGCCATCGTCGCCAAGGAAGAACGCGAAGTTCTCAAACGCGGCGATTGACCCGTCAGCACGACAGCCAAGGAAACTGGCAATCTTGTCGAAGCGGAATGCGGTGGGTGGGCCTTCAAACGACATGCGGGTAATGGCGCGCTCTTGAAAGACGATGCCAAATTCGCCACCGACGAAGCCCATGATGGAGCCCCCATCGGGCAAATCCTGGTAATCCGACAGCGTAGTGGCAGAGGCTACCCAATCCGCAATGTCACCAATGGCAGACCACCGAACGCGGTTGTTTTCCGAGGACGTCTTGGCAAGAACACCAAATTCACGAATAGCGCCTGCAAAGTATGCAGCCGGAGGCGTGCCGCTAAGAGCCGCGAAGTTGGTTGAAACACCCAACTGGAACACCTGAACGGCATCGTTACCGTTGGTCGCCATAAGGTAATCGCCGTATTGGGCAAATGACCATTTGCTGTCTGCCGCTACGGTATAGGCACCACCAGTTGTGCGGGAAACGTCAGTCCACGACAGGCCATCCGATGCTAATTTGTAGAGCTTTGTCGCATCGCCACAGAAGTTGAAGATGGTTCCGCTGATGGAGCGTACCGAAATGGCACCTTGCGCGCGAGCCGTGATGGCAGACGCAGTGTTCGTAAACCCCGGAAAGGGACGGAAGCCGTAGGAAGACGGAATGACGTTCAACGCTTCTGAAGAAACATTGGCAAACTCTGCACTGTCAGGAAGCCACGGCGCCAGAGGTATCATCCGCGCCACCTGGAAAACTCATAGGACCGACGACCAAACGGCAAATCAGTGCGGAGGTAGCTCTGCGGGCTGCGCAAACGGTTTTCCTTGCGAACCCCGGCGTATGCTTCCTTCTCAAGCATTGCGCAGCGCGCCGCCATGTCATCGGCAAGGAGAATATCAAGGCACAGGCGCTTCTTTGCGGCCTGCCGGATCATTTCTTCACAATCCTCAGTCCATGCATTCGTATCCGTGTCGTTCACAAGCGCGGCAAGGCGATAGATGTAAGACATCTTCACCGTGTAGACGCTTGACGGGATTGGATAGAGCCTGAGCTTGTTTTCAAAGCGGGAATACAGGCGCGGCTCACCCGTAACGGTGCCGTCCTGAATGTCTTCGATGGAATTGTTGTCCACACCTTCAATGGGCTCGCGGTCTTTGCCGGAACCTACAAGGCGAACGGAACGAAGACTGATAATGTTCGGGATGTCAGCAAAATCTGACGCCGTATAAAGCTCTTGAGCCGCCACGGTTGCAAACGTTCCGACCTTCTGGTTGAACCAGAAAGCCTCACCCTCGTAATCCTGAATGGCGCTTTGAATTGCCCGGTCGATCTGCGTCGAGGTAATGTCACCATCGTTCGCAAGTTCTTCGGCAATGCGGCTGCGCATGTCGGCATAAGTGGGCATGGCGTCTCCTGTCTGGAAAAGGGTGGAGGCGAACCCCCACCCTTCTTGTTGTTACGAAGTTCCGGACAGGCGAACCGCAAGGCGCGGATCAATGCACTTGCGGCCATAGAGGACGTCCAGACGCCACTTGGAGACGTCGTTGGTACCATCCCACACCGGGGCAACACGGACGCTGATGCCCTTGTAGGACTGGCGAGCCGCGCCATACGCACCAGGCGGCAGTTCCATCGGCACCATGGCGAGCGCGAAGGCGTTCTTGTGGTACATGAGGTTCTGACGGTAGGAGGTAGACGCCGAACCCTTCACGGTAATGACCGCGTTGTCAGCCGGAGCCGCGTTCACGGTCTGGTGCGGACCAGACGTGATGATCGGAGGCGAGACAGTCAGAAGGGTTTCGTTAGTGGTCGTGGCGTTGGCGGTCGCTGCAGTCAGAACAGTGAACTGCTGCAGAATGTCAGTGACAGCCTTGGTCTTCGGGTTGACCATAAAGACACCAGCCAGAGTGAACACCGTACCAGCGGTAATGGAGGCGTTGGCCGTCCAGCCGTCAGTGGAAAGAGCCATGCTCCAAGTGTTATTGGCAGTGTCATAGGACACCGAGTTGCCCGTGCCACGGATCAGCGGCGTGCCATAAGTGGTGCCGTTGGTGTGGGTCGGAACAACCTGCGACATCAGGGTTTCGACGCCACCGATCGGACCGAGGTTGCCGTTGCGATAAGCGCCCTTGGCATCAGACGAGATATAAAGGCCCGTCAGGTTGCCCAGCATGCCAGCGTGATCCGACGGAGACAGGGCCGCATAGCGGCTATCATCCGGCGCAGCCATTTCGTTCAACCGCTCAGCACCCTTGTAGAAGTCCTGGAACGAGTTGATGATCTGACCGTGATCGCCCACCCAGTTGTAAACAGCCGGGTAGAAGGTGTTCATGCAATCGGCGGTAATGGCGTTCACCAGCGAGGACATCGCGGGCTTCAGCACACGCTCCGACATCTTGGAGACAGACAGGGTGAGATCGGTCGAGGTAAACTCAAAGTCGATACCGCGCTGCTGGTCCACAGAGAAGGCAACCTTGCCTTCAATGACGTCCTGGGAGCTAAGGGTTGCGCCGGTGCGGACGGTGAAATCAGCAGGACGGCGGATGGAGATGGTGGCACCCTTCTTGTACCCGTTCACCGTGTCGGAATATTCCTCTTCGGGGGCGCGGTAGAAGGTATCGAGAACACCAAGGTTGTTTTCGAGAAGAACCAGCGCCTCTTTGGCGATGATGTCTGCGGTAAGAGTCGTGTTAGCCATTGGCCAACTCCTTCATGGGAATAGCGCGCCTCACGGCGGGCCTTGTTGATTACTTGATGCGGCCTGACTTTCGTGCAGCCGCGTACTGTTCCATGCTCATCTTGCTGGGATCGCGCGGATAGCCCGTTGCTTTGGCAGCTGGCACCTTGGCGGCAGGTTCTGCCGCTGGGCGCTGCGGGGCTCTGCGCTGAGCCTCAAGATACTTCATGCCGAGACGTGCGAGGTTCAGCACCTTAGCTGAACGGGGATCAGAATTTGCCGCCAGCAACTCTTCGTTGGTGTAGCCAAATTTTTGCCCCAGCTCAGTGAGAAGCCTTCCTTTCTCAGCATCAATTTTGCCGTCCCATCCGAGTTCGGGATCGGGTTTATTGAGCGCTTCCATTGCCTTCTCACGCGCAATTGCAGTGTCCTGTTCGCGCGCTTGGGCAAGTTCAGCTTTGCGGCCCTCAACATGGCCGTTCAGCCTGTCGTGATAATCACGAAGCTGTGTATATTCAGCCTGTGCGGCAAGAGCCTGCTGAGGGTTCTGTGCTGCCATCTGCTGCCAGTTCACGTTCTGGAACTGCTCAAGACGCTGGCGAACGCTGAACAGCTGCGCTTCCTCCTGGAAAAGCTGCTGTTTCGTTTCGGCTTCCCACTGTGCGGCTTGGCGCTGCGTCTCAAGTTCGCGGCGCTGCTCGGCAAGGGTCTGCGTCTTCTGGGTATAATCGGCCTGCATCATCATGCGGGCCTTGAGTTTCTCGGCCAGTGACTTGGGAACCTTCAGGGGATTCCCGTCAATGTCGAGTTCCTCGTCTTCTTCGAGGCCCTCGCCTTCCAAATCTGCTTCATTTGCATCTTCGGAGGCAAGAGCCTCGTTTTCATCGACTTCCGTTGCCTCAGCCGTAGAGGTGACTTCGGTTTCAGGATTGGTCGTTTCGTTCATTTCCATCGGGAGTGCCTTTCTGGGCTTGCTCACAGGGACAGCACCGCTTCACAGCGGGGCACCACGCGCGTTATTGCGCGGGATCTTCTAAAACCTCTTGGGTTTCAAACCATGTTGAATTGTATTCTTCGACCACAAAAGACGGTGCGTCAGGCGGGATCAGTTCGTTGCGACCTGGCCACATCAGCACCCACTTGCCGTCATTGCGCTGGCGAACGTTGTTCCAATGGGTTGTCACGTTCTCAGGCTGGGTCGGAAGACCAAGCGCGGCGGTGATCCCGTTGGCAGTGTATTCGGCATCAGCCTCGGATTCGAAAACAAGATAAATCGTCATTATGCCACCGTGATACCTGTGAAGGTGCCGACGTTCTTTTCATAGGTGTTCACCTCAGCCGCCGAGAGCAGCGCGTTCCACACGACGCACTCCATGATGCCGTCCTGCGCGTACCGCAGTTCCGCGCTGAGGGTGTGGCCAAAAAGGGCGCCGCCGCCTGTGGGGGCAATAGGCGCGGATGTGGCGCCCGCCGTAATGGTCGCAGCCGTGCCATTTTGCCGGATCGAAGTCTCCGTCGTGCCTTCCGGCTGCAGCACCGAAACGACAGCTTCGGCCACAACCGCCGTGCTGGTCCTCACCCAAGTTACTGCTTCCTTCAGGCCGACGATGTTTGCACCAACAGCGATGACCGTGCTGCTGCCCATGCCAATGCCAACGCCGGTGCTGGGGCCTGTCCCGCCAATTTTGAGCCACGCGCCCTTGGACGGCGTTGCCGTGCGCGAGATGGTCAAGGCAAAGGACAGCGGATACGCAGTCAACCCCGTGATGCCAAAGGTCATGGTGTCATCCACGCCATCTGACAGCGCCGTTGGCTTGCCACCAAGCGTCCGTGACAAAGCACCCGCCGTCACAATGCGCGGCTGAAGGCTTGCCGTTGCCTGAACGGCGTTGTCCGCCGTGCCTGACTGGTCATAGATCGTGGTAACAAAGGCGTCCTGCACCGCCGTGACCGCCGTGCCGAAAGTCGGACAGTAGCCTGATGCCGTTGCACCGACCTGAACTTGAAAGCGCCGCACGTCAACTGCGCGCGACGTACTGCCCGCATAGCCCAGCGGATCGCGGATGTCGGTTATAGACTGAATGAATTGCAGAAAGATCTGCGCATTGCCCGTTGATACAGTGACGCCAGCAGTAATGCGCCGCCATCCGTCTCCGATGTCAGTAATAGTGGCCGTGGTAGTGGTGAAATTGGTTGTAAGGGTGTCAAGGTCAAAATTGGCCCTTGAGACGGCAATGGCACTTCCAAATAGGATTTGGAACAGAGACGCACCCGCCGCCTTGACTTCAACAGAAACAACAAGGCTTTGACCTGCCGTGGCTGTGATCGTGGCAGTGTTAATCCGGTGCTTGTTGGTTGTCGCGTCTTCGGTAACGCGCCAGATGTTGTCACCACCAGCCGTTCCGTTTGTGGCTGTCGTGACACCGGTCAGTGTCCAACCAGCGACCGCCGTGATGGTTTCGGAATTGGGAACACTGTTGAAACCGCAGAACCCCACCAAGGCCGCGCTATCAAGCTCATTCGTCGCCGTATAGCCAAAGTCACGCTCTGCGCTGTCAGCAGACCGCCGCGCCCGCACCAGCGATCCGGTGTAGGCCGTGCGCAGGCGGCGCGCGATCGAATAGGCGCGGGCAACAGTCGTGAAACTGTCAAGCGGCAGCGGAGCAACGGATGACCGTGCCCGGCTCAAAATTGCCGCCGTGAGCGGTGCCGCCTGCATCAGTTGCGGACCACTTCCAGTTCAAGGTCAAACACCTCGGCAGATACCGGAGTATAAGCCGCGCGGGCCTCCAGAAGGCCGAAATACGTGTCGGCATTGAAGCCGATCTCCGAGCCCAGAAGCGGAATGCCGTTGCCTACCGCGCCGTCTGTAAACACGCGGTCGCAGGTGACATCAAAAGCGCCTGCATAGTCGAGAGAGCGGTTAGTGCTCCAGGCACCGTTGTCACCATTGGCGCAGGTAATGCTACCAGACCGATAGAGATGCAGGCGGAACTGCGCATTGGTGATGCTGGTGCCAGACTTGCGGAGACGAACGCGCCGGATCAGTCCACCGCGCATCTTGTCGCCAATCTTGAACGGCATCGGAATTACCGCCGAAGCCGTGGTGCTGTTGGCCACAAGATCGCCGGACGCATAAGCCGTCGTGTTCGCAGGCCGCGTGAAAATCCACTGGATAACAGAAACTTGAGCGGACATTTAAAGCCTCACTGAATGGGGGGTTGCTGGCCCGGAACAATGTCGGGCGAATTAATGGCTTGCGCCGTGGTCTGGAGGCCGAGGGCAGCAAGGCCTTGCGGCGGCATGTAGGGAAGAACCGTCTTGAGGCGGTCTGTCTCGGCCTTGTGCGCGTCAATTTCAGTCTTGCGCTGCTCAATGCTCTTGTCAGTCTTGATCTGCTGCAATTCGCCCTGAAGCTGGCCGATGAGCTGTCTCCCCTGCTCGATCTGCTGAGCAATCTCAGGCGGAATGCCGCCCTCTTCCGGGTCTTTCGGAAGCATCTTGCGAAGGCGCTCGGCAATCTCATCCGCGCCCTGAATGTCGAGGCTTTCAAAAATTTTGTCACCCGCAACCTGAGCAAGCGCCGGGTATGCCCGGACAAGCTCAACGAGCTGCTGTGCCGTCTCCTCGCGCTTCGTCGTGTACGAAGGACCGCTGTCAACCACAACGTCATAGCGACCAACGCCGAAGTCATAGACAAGTTCAATGCCTTCCCGCATGCTTTCCATCGCGTTTTGTTCGCGCGGGTCCACCTGCTGCTCCTCGAACGGCGCAAACTGGGGCTTCTCTTGATTCGGCATGCGGTTCCCAACGGCGACCGTTGCTGACCGTCCGTCCTGATGCAGAACGCGCACCATCTGACCGGGCGGGTAAACTGCCGGGATCAGGTCAACCAGAATGCGGCCCGCGTGCTGAATGGCGCGAGACAGGTTGTCAAGGAAATGGAACGTTGACGTATCGCCCTCACGCTGGCGAGCCATGATGGCCTTGCCTGACGTCTCATTGGACCGCGCGCCCAGGCTGGCGTCATACATGCCCAGCACGGACTTGATGTCATCCGCAGCCGACAAAGCCTGCGAAATGGCACCGATGGCCTGCCCCCCGTCAAGCGGCTGGCGCTGAGGCGGCTGCTCACCGTCAGGAATGGCGATGTAGGGGTGGGACTCAACGTTAATTGTAGCCCACTTGTCGGGCTCAAGAGAAAAGGCCCTCTCAGCGCCAATGAACGGCGTCTTCGGAGCCAGCGCCACAATCTCAGTGGCAGCACTTACCCAATAGTTCAGCCTGCGCTGCGCGTCCTTGGCGCTATAGATCAGGCTTCGGAACAGGCGCTTGCCGCTGTCGTTCAGTTCCTCACCGTAGACCGGCACAATCGGGATATAGCAGCCCGCCCAATCCTTGCTTTCGAGAACCTCAGCACCCGTCACAAGATGCTGCTTGACCTTGTAACCCTTGGTCTTGCGGATTTCGCCAGTGGGAAGAATGCCATACATCGCAAGCATTTCTGCCTGCTTCAGGTAAATGTCCTCAAGCATTACGCGGCCATCGGACATCTTGAGAAGGTTCTTGTCTACCTCATCGCGGGTCCAATACTCCGCGATCATCACTTCATCACCGTCACGCCACGGTGCCTTCATGCTTTCATAGTCATACTCAAACCATGAGGACGGAGCAGCGCCCTTGTACTTGCGCTTGAACTGGTCCTTGGAAAGCATCGTCGTGATGAATGCAGTGTTCCAGTCGCTCGAATCCGCCGTCTGCGAATAGGGATCACCGACAACCTGAAGCGGGTTGGCAATGCGGTTGATCCGAAGCTCCTTGTCGAAGCTCGTCTCGGACGCATATTCGACATCAATGCGGAAATAGCCGAAGCCACCCGATACAGCGCAGTCAATCGCCGTGTCATAGGCCACAGAGGCATTGGATGCCGTCTCGATGTTGAGGATCAGACCATCAAGAACCGCCGCCGTCTTCGGGTCGGCAAAGTTGTCAACAGGCTTCACGCGGATGCGCGGCCTGTTCTGCCTGCTGTCATTCACCACCTGGCGAATGAAGGCCGGAAGCCGGGGGATGGTCAGTGACGGCTTCCCCTGACGCTGGCGAAGGGCAAGGACATCCTCCGGCCAGTGCTCGTTCAGGCGAGCAAAGCGATAATCATCAAGATAGGACGCGCGGTTGTCAGCCTCCGCGTCCATGCCAAGGCGGTAAGCCTCCTTGGCGTCATTGATGATGTCGGAATCAGAAGCCATATGGCCTCCCTAGAAATGGCCGCTTCACAGCGGGGAAATGTCATCCCAGCACCACTGGCCCTGGATTGCCCGATCTTCGCGCGGATAATCCCGCTTGATGTCTTCAACAGGAGGCCATGAAAACGATGCAGTGAGCGGTGGCATTTTCAGCAAATTGTCAGGCCCGTCAGATTTGACGCCGAACCTGATGCCGTCGCCGTAAATTCCGTAGGCGACAATCATGCCATCCATCGTCTAAGCCAATTTGGCTATTTCAGAAGCCGGCATATACCGCTGAAGTTCGTAATGAAGGACCATGCTTTTGCCGCGCTCCGCAACTAACTGGCACTCAAGAGCATCGGCCCGCGCACGTTCCATGCGGATGAGTTCTGCGCATGCTTCGGAAACGTCCAAATCACCATCGAAAATACGCAGCCGCACGTCTTCCTCATTGTTTGCGATGGTATCGACCAATTTGGTTTTCATGCCATCCAGGCTCCTTGCGGGCGGATCATGCGCTCGCGGGGCTTGGGTTTCTCTCTCGGGGCTTCGTAAGCCACGGCCATAAGGCCAAATGCGTCAGCAGCGTGCGAGGACCAATCGTGGTCAGGCCCAAGGCCAATGTTGCGGGCCTCGTCGCGCCTCTCATGATACCAACCCAAGGCATCCAGACCGCCACGTGTTGTCTCTTCGTTAAACCACATCATCGGGAACAACCTTCTAGCGGCTTCTACGCGCTGCATAGCGGCGGCGGCACCTTGGTTGGGAACGACCCTCACCGAATATCCAGCTTCCCGAAGGGCGCTCTCCCACGACGCATCTGCTATTGGATTAACAGTGCCGCCATCGTGAGGAAGCCAGATCGAAGCTCGGTCAGGCGTATAACCTTGCCCACGCATCCAGTTAACATGAGCCCCAAGCGGTTGCCCAACGGCCTCGTAGTAATTTAGGTTTCTGATTTCCCGGCCTATGAATTGCGAAGCCCAAATGGACGTTGCGTCAGACCGCGCACCACGCCCGCCCAGATCCCAAAACAGGCGAATTGTCATCAAGGGATCAGCAGGCACCCTACCGATCCGGCCCTGCGCTCTGGCCTCCGCAAGATGCTTGGCGTAGTAAGCGCCCGTCAGCACCGTGGCGTAGTCGCCCTCCCAGATATGCGGATACTGGTCAGGCTGGCTTCTGAGGCAGTCCTGGCGCTCCTGTTCAAGGACGCTTGGGAACCAAGGATTGTCTGACCAGTTGGCCTTGATGACGATTGAGTCAGTCGGCGGATCACCGCCGCGAAACATCTGGTCTACGGGGTCGCTTTTCCGTGTCGGATTATACGAAAACCACAACTCCGAACCTTCCGCGCGAATGGTAGGACGCAAAAGGCCCAGGCTCCGAGCCGACAGTGTTTGCGCTTCTTCAATCCATGCTCTCGAATAACCTTCCAGAGACTTGATGCTTTCTGCAGTGTGATCCTGCATGCCCTGAAAGATGATGACGCCATTGCCGGGTGTTTCGATGCGGTCCATCAGCACCTTGAAGCCATGCTTGGCACCAAGGTTGAACTTGGTCAGCTTATCCTCGATGAGGCGCTTGGCGCTTTCCTTAAGGGACTTCTGCACTTCGCGGATACAAACGGCGCGCATGCCGGGGTTCAGCAGCGCCTCTTCAATCATTAGCTCCGCAAGGAAATGCGACTTCCCTGAACCGCGACCCCCAGCCAAACATTTGTAACGGGATGGCTTCAGAAGCGGTTCGAATACTGGCGCGGTTTCAATCCGCAGAGTGGTCACTTGGTTATGACGCGCTCAATGCGGGCAACCACGTTGATTGGTTCCCCATCAGGGTCGCCACCAACCGCCAGTTTGTCGCCGTAAACTTTGGGCCTCAACTTGCCTGCCAGCCATTTGCGGGCATCAATCTGAACGCGGGCCTTTCCAGCGTCTTCAGCCTCATCCGCAATGTTGAGAATTTCGTCAGCAATCGCATCGGCTTGGCATTCCCTCGCGCGCGCGTATTGGTCCCGGAACTCCTTGTTTGTAGACAACCAGCGGAACACGGTAGTTTTGCCGGGAAAGTCCATGTCGTTGCAGATTGACCGAAGGCTTTCACCCTCAGACAGTCGTTCACAGATATGGTCAGCCATTTCCTGCGTGAAGTCAGAGGGACGCGCCATAGGCCACCTCCCGAATACGCTGAAAAGTGCCCCTATCAACCAAACCTTTCAGGTCAAACCTGAGCAACATCCTTGCGGCGTAAACGCGGGTGCCGATCTTATCCATCAGCTTCTCGTCTGCCGTCTTGCGAGGTGTGCGCCTCTTAGTCCGTACAGTGCCACCATTGCCGCCGGGAGACTTGTTAAGTTCCGGCATGGCCGCCGCAATCATCTTGCGCTCAAACTGGAACGCATCGCGTTCGCACCTAAACTCTTTGATGACCTCGCCATTGAGGCGGTGACGGCGCATTTGTGCTTTTAGACGCCGCCCGCTGCCCTTCCCCACGTAAAGAATTACCTCGGGTACTTCGTACAGCTTGTAAACGTAGAACCGGAATCGGCTCTTGGCAGCGACTGCCTTGGTGGCTTGGTCGCTCATGCTAGCCTCTTTGCTTGTGATGGGGTTCCCGCCGCGCAAGCGCAATCTGCTCTACGCTGTACCTGGAAGGGGTGGCAGTGGTCGCGGGCGGGAAAGGAAAACCCTACAAGCCGGAACCTGTAGGGGCCGCTGGACGCATCCAAGCGGGATAAGTTGGAGTCCGATGCGTCTAGGACGCGCCAAGCAGCACAGGCTCGGACAAACACCTGATGGTTAGGCGAGCAGTTTTTGAGCATGCTCAGGCTCCATGAACCGGGCACGACCCCGATGAGGTATCCCCTGCGCTTTAACCGCGAGACGAGTGCAGTCGGGGAACGTTGCGAGGTTGATTTGAGCGCAGGGGAATGAGTTTTGCCTTCTGCTCGCCCATCGTCACCGGAAGGGCCAACCCTCGGCCTCTGCAGGGTGGAAGGGTTCTCGTAAAACAAAAGGCAAATTCAGGCAATTCTTCTCAACACGCCGCGAACGGTGCAGCGTTTACAGCCACGGGGCGAACCCTCTTGAGCGGCATATGCAATTCGTCATCGTGCAAGATCGGGGGTAATTGCGACTTTTTTGTGGCGGTTTTCACAGCAGTAACTTTGCGACTGCAAAGCCAACAATTCCGCTGCCAATACATGCAACCAAAATCGCCCCACGAAGCGCCCACACCAATTGCCGTTCTTGTTGGGGTGTCCAGAAACTCATGCCGCCTGCTCCAATTGCGCCTTGGCTTGGTCAACCATTTCCAGCAACGCCTCCTTCAAATCGCGCCATTTTGCCTTCTGTTTTCTGCTAGCAGATTGTGATAGCGCCAATGCCGCCCTGTTCTCCGCGTCAATCACAGCCCGAAATGCCGCGATCTGCCCGTCAGGTATGACCACCGGGCGCATGTCGCCGTCAAACTCGACGCCCACCAGATGCCGAATGCCGTTTAAATCGTCTACGGAGGCCACTGGCAGGCATCCAAACACGCGGCGGGGTAATATCGCTATCTCACGGTAAGCCCGTAGCTGGGCCTTGGCTGTGACGCGGCGGGCTACTGCGGGGCGTGTGGCTATAACCTGGACCGGATGCCATGCGGTAAAGCCACGGTTGGCAATCTGGGAAACCACATAGGGTTCCTTGCGGAAGTCGGTGCGGAGGATTAGCCACATTAAGCGATTTTCCTTTCCCAGCGGATTTTGTCACCAGCCGCCTGCTGCTTTGCGCGCCTGCGGTTGTTCGTTGTCCAAATGTCTTCACCGCCCTTGCGGAAGCCTTCCGGCCGCCATCCGGCTGCGGCGTAGATCGTCCCGGTATGAACGTCCGTGTCTTGGTAGCTGATGAGGTTCGTGACTGCCGGATACCGCTTGCGGATCATGCGGGCCATAATGCCAAGCATCCTTGACGCCGTGTTCTTGGGCGCGTCATCCGAAATTGCCATGCGGCGTAACTCAAGGAATGGCTTGTGAGCGTAGGTTGGGGATATGGGGTTTGTCCAAATGGCTACCGCGTACCACTTGCCGCCATGTTCAGCGCCTACGCACCACAGATGGCGGGTGCGGGTCATGTTTGACTTGTCCACCTTGGGCAGGCGCGAATGCCACAGCGCCACAAGCTGAATGGCGAGGTCTAGGCTAACCTCCCCAATATAAAGCTGGAGCGATGAGGTCGGAGTTGAACCGCCGCCTTCCACTTGGAAAAGTGGACACACTGCCCTTATGCTATCATCGCGGAAATTCATTGCTTGGCCTTTGCTGCGCGGGCGGTTTCAGTGCCCCTTGGCAATCCAAGGGCATCCCTCAAGTTTTCCCATAATTCCGCTTCATTCACTGGCTGGTCGCATGTCCAGCGGCCCGCAAGATACAAAGCAGTTGCGGCAGCCCGCAGATTGTATTCGTCTTCCTCATGCGCCCAATCACCCACGGTTCACCTCCTGCCTGAGATATTCCAGTTCAGCCTGCATGTCGTTCAGCCGCTTGAGCGCGTCATCGTAGCGTTTGAGCAAGGCGCGGTAGTCATCCTCCGCAAGCTGGGCTTCCCGCTGTAGGGCGCTGATGAGTTGGAGCATTCCTTCGCTCATGCGTTTTGTTCCTCGCTGGGGATGAACGGCCAACCTTCCGCCTCTAGCTTTTCCCGCAATTGCCGAGAGATTGGGCCGGGTGGTGTCTTCAGTTTCAGGTTCCGCAAGTCTTCGGCGGTGGGCGGCACCAACACACGCTTGGCCTCTTCCGTGCGCTGGGCGTGGGGAGACGGGTTGTAACCAAGCAGTTCCCTCACCACGCGGGCCTTTCGCTCGTAGTCGGTTTCCCTGTCCCACGGCCCCTGCTCATCCGTCAGTCGCTTGTACTGCGTGTGCGCGGGCTTGAACTGCTCTTGCTTGGCGCGATGCTCGACCAGCACGGCGGAAATGTCTGCAAAGGTCGGCAGGAACTTGGTGCGGGCAGCAACGCCATTGAGCGGGTGCAGGACCACAGCCAGTTCCTCTTCGTTGAGGTAGGACAGGCTTTCGGCCAAGTTCACCACATACTCAGGCGGCGCTTTTCCGTAATCCGGGAAGCTCGAAATTATCTTCTTCGCGGCCCGCTTCCCCGCTTCCATCCGTTCGACGGATTGCCTCGTCAAAGACGGCATCGAGGATTGCGAACGAGTCGGCGTTGTTGTTACGCTGTACAGCGGCTTGAGGTTTGTTTCTGCGGTCATCAGCGGCCCTTTTCAACCAGTTGCGGAAAGCGGCATTCCAATCAGATTTGAGGCCCTTGGCCCCGGCATTCCCGGCCCAATCCCGCATCCTTTCGAGTTGGTCCCACGCCTCTTGGCTTGTGAAACCAAGCTGATCTGCAAGGTTCCAGGTCTTGGCATCGGGTTCCCAATCGCTGGGAAGCGAAACGCCACGCGCCTTGGTATTTTTCGAGGATGGGGGGATTATAGGGGGGGTTTTAGGAAGGGGTGTGGGGAAACCTTCAAGGGGGGGACCAAGGGGGGAAACCAAAACGTCACTTGTTACGTCACTGTTACGCTTGTTACGTAACGCGTTACGCTCCCGATAGGCCGCTTGCCTCCGCGCAGCACCTGACTTCTCGGGCTTCGTCTCAAGGACGATACACTCAAGCACGGCCAATATCGCCTCGCTGGACAGACCAGCGGCTCGCATCTTGGCTATGGTTGCGGATAAGTTCATCTTACAGTTTATCTCTACGTTCTGTGGCGACGAAATGGCGCGAAGTACACGGCGATTGCTAAAGACGCCCGTTCTCAACACCCATGCGATAAGCAAGGAACACAACACAAAGCACGGCGACGAGAAGCACGGTCCCGAACGCCGCGCCGCTCATGCTCTGATTTTCCTTCTGTCCACATCTTCATAGCCGCGCCATTTGCACAGCTTGCGGTAGCGATGCCTCACCGCCTCCGGGGAACAGTCAATCACCGTGCTGATGAAGCGAAGCGGCTCACCCGCTGACCGCTTCCTAAAAATGTATTCATCAAGCAAATCAGTCCAACGAGTGCGGCGCTTTTTCATGCTGCCTCCCGCTCGTCCAGGGAAACGCCAAGGTCGAAGGCAATCAGTTCGATATTCGTCCTGTAGCGGTCCAGCCGCTCGTCAACCTTGCGGAAGCCATGAATGACCGTCGAGTGGTCGCGGTTGCTGAAATGACCGATCTGCGGGAATGAAAACGATGTGAACCGCTTGGCAAACCATGAGAACACCTGTCGGGCCTCAACCAACTTGGGCGCACGGCGGATGCTCATGAAGTCGTTCTTACCCACCCCGTAGACGCCGCAGACAGCGCGGGCAATGTCATCCAGCAGCAGAGTGGCTTCCTTGCGGGGAACGTCAACCCGGTGCATCCACGCTGCACGGTCCTGCCACTTGTCCATGACAGCGGCCTCAGTACGGGCCAGCATCTCACCGCATTGGGCGTGGGTCTTGCCCTGCCGCTTGAGTTCGACAAGGTTCGCCAGTTCTATGTCATTCCAGCGTGAGGCCGGGACAGACGGCGCTTCGGGTTCAGGAACCTCGTTAAGGTCTGTGACACGGAACTTGCCCGTGTTGAGTTGCTCAAGAGCGAAGAACCGCCCTTCAAGGTGTTTGGCAATCGCTGCTTCAGTCCAGTAGGTCATGCAGTTACTCCCATCCCTCTATCAACGCGCCAACGGTCTTCGAAATTGAGGCATATTGAGTCTTGTCGATAACAACGAGTTTCACTGTCGGGTGATACTTAGCCATGCGGCGAATAGTTGTTTTGCTTCGGGCGTCGAACCATCCCTTAACTTCATGGTAGGCAACGGAACCGCCCAACTCAGTAACCTTGAAGTCTGGGAGGTAGCTGCGAACGCCGCGCTTGATGGCTTCAAACCAGAATGTTTCAGGTTCATGTTGCCATTCAGATATTTCACCGCGCTGCTTTAGCCATTCCAAATAGCGGGCATAATTGGCCTCCCACCTTGACCGGAAAAACTTCCGCACCGTTCCTATTTCGCGCCATCCAGCCTTCCAGGAACCGCGCCGAACATTAGGGGCAACACTGCCGTATTTATCCACCTTGGTCCTCAGTTGCTTCATTACAAGGTCAGCCTTCTGGTCTTCTGACATGCCGTCCCAATGTCGTTTGGAAACGACAGACAACTTCTTCCGCGTTTCTGGTCCGTGCTTGTATCCAAGATAGCCACGCGGGTGCGGTTGATTCTTCCAACGCTCCCTGGTTTTCTCGCTTAGGCGAGAAAGAACCTCGTCGTTTCTGACGCGCCCCATTATTGTAAGACCCATTTCGCGGGCGCGGCGGCAAATCAAATGACGAGTGCGACCTAGCTGATTGGCCAGCACGTTTAGGTCAAACTTCGCAACTGGTGTCGTTTCGTAATACTCGCGAATTACACGGCGGTCCTCTTCGGTCATCGGCGACTGAAATGCCCGAATGCCTGCCTTCTTAAGTTTGCTAGCTACGGTTTGTCCCGCAATCCCCAATTCTTCGCCCGTCTTCCAAACAGAGCGCGTCCTTGCATAGGACTCGACCACCCGATCAACTGGAATGCGCTGGTACTTCTTTGCGTTCACGCTGGGTGGAAGGTGAGCGAGGGTCAGGCGGGTTTTAAGGCTACCAACCACGGGGGGCCTCCGTAACGGCGCGCTCAACGTCCCAACCACGCCTCACAATGCGTTCATTCAGACGCTGATATGGAAGCCCGGTTGTTTCAGCCAATTCCATAAGTGTCAGCGTCTGGCCGCGAAACGTAACAACAACATTGTTTCTCTTATTGCGGCCCTGTTGCTTCGCAGTCGCCCAACGGCAATTGCCAGGTTCGTAATCCCGATCAACGTCAATACGGTCCAGCGAATGCCCACGCGGGCGGTGACCCATGTCGGCTAGAAAGTCTGTAAACTTGTCCCACGCAGGGGAAAACTTGATGCCCCTGCCCCCGTACTCCTGATAACTTGGATCATTGGTATTGCGACACCTCGCGCGGGCGCACTCCCAACTGCGATAGGTTGGACTGCGAAACTCTGGGCGCGCGTAACCGTGCTTGTATCCGGTCATGCTGCGTCCCTTTTTATCTGTGAGACATACCGCCCCCATTGGTCAGCCATAGCGGCTGCAACTCCTTCCGGGGTCCTAGAGCGTTCGCGCCACCTGTTCGGCCCAGGCGGCATTTTATGAACGCGCGGTTCTCGGCCTTCGACCACATTTGTATGCTGCAATGGCGGCAAGTTCTTCAGCCAAAGACAAGTCTTCTTCACCTCTCCATGACCGAAGTGATAGGGATGATAAATCTGATCCGGCTTGCGGATGCGGCTGCTGATGATGCTGACGGGGTTTTCGAGCGCGATGTGGGGAATGGGCGCATCAAGAAGCTCCCGAACAAAACGCAGTGCTTCTGCCTGTTCCCGCTGCTTGTCCTTGAACCACCTTGCGCCACTGACAGCCAGATGTGTGCAGGGAGGGTGGGCAATTATCAGGTCCCACTGCCCCGCCTTCCTGACATAAGTAACATCGTCTTGGATGTGGTGCGGGCTTCCATCCTCTGCCGGAAGCAGATCACAAGACCAAGCGTCATGCCCCAGCGCACGGAAGGCGCGGCGAACAGTGCCGGAAAATTCGCAGGCAATAAGAACGCGCAGGGTCACTTCAATACCCGCGCCTTCATCGCCGCCACCTTCTGATCGCCTTGATAATCAGCTTCGTCACTTCCCGAATGGCGTAGTACCAAATCTTAACCCACTCCCTCATTGGTGATTTTCCTTGCTATCCATGTGAGAAGACGTGCTGCCCAAAGCCGCAAAAGCCAGAACCTTGGCTTCCGTGATCTTGCGCTCATGCGCGAGTAGCCTTTCTTGCCGGATGCCTTCTGCATCGTAAGCAGCTTTGAGTTGGAGGAAGACGCCAACGAACACATCCTTTGGCGCGCGATAGCGAAGCTGCCAGAACGTTCGCCACGGAATGCCGTATCGAGCCTCCAAGCGGCGCATGGCGTTTTCCATGTCACCCGGCCCACGGCTTTCACGCCGGACAAGTTCGTTCGCCCATGCCTGAGCGTCGGCAACGCCACTCATGATCTTGCAAACTCTTTTTTCAGACACGCAAACAATCTCCCCTTAGTTTCACTGTTGCGAGCAGGTGAAACATTGGAGACGGTCGAATGTGTAAGGTGATCTACATGCACGAATGGAAGCGGGCGCGACTTGGCGGGGGAACCAGCCTGCCTAGACGCCGCGCCCGCGCTAGTCAGGGAAACGGAGGAAACCTGACCAGCATTGGTGAACTGAGCCTTCAATTGCTTGAAAAGCTCAGGGAATGAGTCTCGGGGACTGCGCGTTTTGCGGCGTCTATGGATCAATCCACATGCGGGAACCGAACGCGCATCTCGACTCAGTTGGACGCCCCGAGACGCCCAGGAGAAAGCCCCGCAGTGGAATAAAAAAAGGCCCGTCTGGGAGGACAGAGCGTTACACGTAACGCGGGCCAAGTTGCCGCCAATGACTCCAGGGTGAAGCTGACCGTCTCGATAGGAATGGGGGAAGACGGACTGGCGGGAAGTCATGCGAAGAAGCCTCCCCACAAAAGGAGAGTGCCAATAATGATGAAAGCAAGAACCCGCTCGTTAAAGCTCGGGGCAAGTGTCTCCGGGCTTACGAGCATTCCAGCCGCGCCAAGGGCAAAGAACCCGGCAAGCAGCCATTGAGGGGGAGCCCAATTGTGGGGATTCCAGATGTCCTCGATCACTTCGCCCCTCCTACACCAAGCAAGGAAGGCGCAAACTTGATCTTCCGACTTTTTGCTTCTTCAAACATTGGAAGCCGCCACTTGTGGGGAATGCTTCCACGGTTAACGGCCATGTACACGGCAGTGACGCCGACGCGGTTTAGGGCGGCAACTGCCTTGGCCCCTCCAAGCGCGTCAATAAATCCCTTGATGTCGGAAATCTCATTCATGGACCGTGTATTATCACGCATCGTGATAGCACGCAAGTATCACGCGGTGCAATTTGCCATTTTCTTTTATCACGCCCATCCAAGGGTATGATTGATCCACCAGATAGAATCGGACTCAGGCTCGCCGCGCTCCGCGATCTAACCGGCCTAAAGCAGGAACCGTTTGCGGAGGGCCTCGGCATTACGCAGCCTGCCTGGAACCAGTATGAAAAGGGGCGCCGTCGAATAACCCTTGATGTCGCGGCATCTGTTGCAGAGAAATACGGCGTCACGCTCGATTGGATATATAAAGGCGAAGTGTCTGGCCTGCCGATCCGACTAGAGGCGCTGTCAAAGATTCCATTTAACCATAGGTAAATTCTCTACCTCGCATTTGGGCTGATTGCCTGTTAGGCATTTCGCCTCGGCTGTGGCGTTTACCCATTCGTCCTTGGCTGAGGGGAGAACAGGTTGCTCTTAGAGCGGCCTGTTTTTTTTGATGTTTTAAAAATATTGCGCGTTGTGATTTTTTTGTTGGACACTTATAACGTTGCGTGATATACCCCTTCCTGTAGCAGTCGGGAAGAAACGCAATGACACCCACCAAATCAGCCAAGGTTTATGTCGGTGAAAGGCAGGACGGTTCCGCCGTTTTTGCCACCGTCAGCATCCCCCTTAACGAGCAAGTTTGTGCCCCCTGCATGGGCAATGGCCGCGTGTGGTTCGAGGCAGGCTTTGCCCCTTGGCAGAAAGCTGGCTGGGAAGATTGCGAGTACTGCAACGGCAACGGAACCGTCAAGACAGAGGACGAGTGATGGAAGACGGCATGGAACTTTACACTGCGTATATTCACATTCGCCAAGCTGGTGAACACCCGCTCCGCGCCGACTATCACGCGGGGGTGCTGTGATGGGCGAGACGTTACAGATCAACAAAGGAGCCTCCGGCTATTCCCTTGACATACTAGACTTAAACAAGACGCTCTACTTCACCGACCTGCACGACCTGGTGATCTTCCTCATCGACCATGAGGAAGCCGAGGCCGACGAGATGCGGCACATCAGCATCACGCTGGAAACGAAGTGCAGGGGGGATGTGTGATGGTTGGCTTCTCCTACCGCCCCGACATGACGCCGCCAAGCGACGACAAGATCACGGCCGCGCGCAACGTGGCGTTTCTCCTGCGCAATGCATCCGACGAGCTGCGCAAGTACGCGATCCTTGCGGCGGAGGGCATTGACAGCCCGGTGAGCCTGACGCTTGCCCGTAACAACATCGCCCTGGCGCTGCGGGACATGGAGCGCGTGCCCGTTGGTGACGTTCTCCAAGCCTTTGAGCGCCACATGGTCGAGGGGGTGCGGTCATGAGCGGGCATACCCCTGGACCTTGGGAATTTGATGCGTGGAACGATATTCGCGCTGGCCACGACACCGTGATTTGCGGAATGGGAAAAAGTTGCGGCCTTAAATCTGAGTACACGCTTGAACCTAAGCCCGTGATGATTGCCAACGCCCGCCTCATAGCGGCGAGCCCTGATCAGAACGCCGCGATCACGGCATTTCTTGACCACATCGACAGGTCCGATCTTGACGACATTGATTTTGGCTGGGGGCTAAAAAGCTCGGGGCTCATTGAGCAATTCCGCGCCGCGCTTGCGAAGGCTACGGGAGGGAAGGCATGACTTGGTATTTGGTTCCACTCAGTATCACCGTGCTTGCATTTGTTTTGCCAGTTTATTGGCTTACGGAGTTGGGACGCTACCCTTACGCCGTTCCCGTGTTGGTTAGCGCCTGGCTTGCAGCCGCATGTCTTTCTCTTTCCGCGTGGCTAGCATGGGCGGTGCTGACATGACCCGCCCCACGCTTGAGGAGATCAACGCGGAGCTGCGATACGACATGGGCGTTATTCGTAATCTTCTGCTGCAGAGTAACACCCCACAAGAAGAGCGAATTACATACGCCGTTAAACTTATCGGCGCCGCCCTTGCCCGCGCCACCGCACAAAGCGGAGAGAGCAATCATGAGTGATGAGCTTGATCAATTGCGCACAATCAACGCGGAGCTGGTGGCGGCGTTAAGTCTTGTCGAGGCGCGCTACGTCAACCCGAATTGCAAATGCAGGCCGTGCGTTGTGACCAGGAGGGCTCTTGCCCTTGCCCGCGCCACCGCCGCCACCGAGAAGGAGGGATAGGGGATGAATTGGCATTCTTTGTCTAGGGCTTGGCAACCCATCGATAAGGTCCCGTTGCCCAAAAAGCTCATGCACGTTGGCATTGCCCGCTTCGGTTCATTTGCGCGCGTTGCAGTGTTGCGCGATGGCGAGATCGTTCCTGAAGAAAGCGACGATCTTCCGCCTACGCATTGGGTAGTGCTGAGTTCACCAGAAGAATGGCTTCGGCTTTCTGAGCTGGCCGTTGCCCCCGCCACCGACCTCACGATGGGGAGGTGAGGCATGACCTGGACCCCACCCGTCAACGCCCTTGCTGGCTTCCTCGCATTTTCCTTGGGTTTCCTCGCTGCAATCAATTGGTGATGACATGGAAAACGAAACCGACTTCCTCGAATGGGACCGGGACGAGTTCATTGACCGCTACTTGGAAGAACACCCGGACGCCACGGAATTTGAAGCAGCCCTGATGTGGGCAATATCGCCCGAAACCGAACCCCCGAAGGATTATGAACATGAACGCCGTGACAGCAGTATCTATGCAAGTTAAGTCTAACACCGCTGTAAACCTTGCGGGTGCAAAGGCGGCTGTTAGCAGCGAAATTAAACGCCTAGAGAAAACCCACAAGAATACTCACGGCGGGTATCAGTTTACATCCGTTGATGACTTCAAAGACAGTGTTCGCCCAATCATGGCGAAGCATGGGATTTCCCTGCATGTGTCAGAAGACACCTTTGCGCTTTCTACCATCAAAACGGGCAAAGAAGGCAAGGAAACAAACCTTGCAATAATCCGCTTCAAGTTTGTTCTTGAGCATTCGAGCGGCGAACAATCTGAACCCAGCTTCTTTACTGTCGCCCTGCCCTACACTGGCGCGCAGACGAGTGGCGCGGCACAGTCCTACGCCATCAAGGAAGGCGTATATAAAGGGCTGTTCCAGGCGTCGAGCGGCGACATTGCCGAGGAAGCAGACTTTCAGGAACAAAGCCAACTTGTTGCCACTGAACGGCTGTCAAAGGCGGAAGCCAAGCCCCTCTATGAAGGTTTGCAACGGGAAATGCGGGCCGAGGTTCAGGACAGCCGCGACCACAACAAACTTTATGAGTGGTGGTCTGCAAACCGCGACCAAATCAAAATCCTGCCGCTGGATTGGGAGGCAATGCTCAAGAAGGAATACGCAGACGAATACAAGGCGCTCAAGGCAAACGAAGAATTGGACAGGGGGAACAAGTGAGCGAAACACTCCCCATGCGCTACGAAGGCAACGGGTTGTTCCGTTGTCTTCACCCCAAAAGGGTCAAGCTGGACGTTGGCGCGGTCCACGGCTGGCAGATGGCGGAACACCGCAGCAAGTCAAGCCATGACCATTTCTTTGCCGTGGTGAACGAGGCATGGAAGAACCTGCCGGAAGAAATGGCGGATGACTTCCCCAGCCCCGAACACCTTCGCAAGTGGTCGCTCATCAAGGCCGGGTTCTGCTCCGAAACGCGCATTGTCTGCGCCAACAACTCGGAGGCGATGACGCTGGCGACGAAGGCAAAGTCGCTCGACAAATACAGCGTTGTGGCGATTGACGAGAAGGCCGTCACGATCTGGACCGCCGACAGCCAGCGCCGTGACGCAATGGGCCGTCAAGCCTTTCAGGAAGCGAAAGAACGCGCATTGCACATCATCAGCAATCTGCTGGGTGTTGACTTCACAATCTTACTAAAGGAGGCCGCATAATGGCATCGCTGAACAAAGTACAGATTATTGGCAATCTTGGGAAAGACCCGGAAATTCGCCACACGCAGGACGGCAAGGCTATCGTTAACCTGACCGTTGCAACGTCCGAAAGTTGGAAGGACAAGGCCACCGGAGAGAAGAAAGAGAAGACCGAGTGGCATCGCGTTGTCATCTTCAACGAAGGGTTGGCGAAGGTTGCCGAAGCCTATCTGAAGAAGGGTTCAACCGTCTATCTTGAAGGCCAGTTGCAAACGCGCAAGTGGACGGACAAGGATGGCGTCGAAAAGTATAGCACAGAGATTGTTCTTCAGAATTTCCGTGGCGAAATGGTTCTGCTGGGTGGCAAAGACGGCACCAGCGCGCGGCCAGACCCGGAACAAAAAGTCCAGGAGTTCAAGGACGAAGCCAAGCGCGTCTTTGATCTGGACGGGGATTCGGTGCCGTTTTGAGGCGCGAGTTCCCCGTCAAGGTCAAGCTGGCCGCTTGGGAGCGCTCCAAGCGCGATGGCAAGCCGCATTGTGAAAGGTGCGGTTTGCTCATCGTCGGGCGTCCAGATTATGACCATAAGGTTCCAGACGGCCTTGGCGGTGAACCCACGCTGGAGAACTGCCAAGTGATCTGCTGGCCCTGCCATCGCCTCAAGACGCATGAGGAAGACCGCCCGGTTATGGCGAAGGCGGATCGTCAGAAGAAAGCCGCCGCTGGCGTAAAGCGGAAGTGGAACTGGCCCAAGAGGAAACTGTCACCGACATGACCCCGATGCCCCTGCCCGTTGCCGTGAAAGAATGCTTCCCGCATGGGGGAGCCACAGTCAACACGCTCCGCGCCGCCATCCGCGCCGGGGAGTTGTCAGCCGAATTGGTCGGGAGACAATACCTTGTCACCGAAGAAGACATTGAAACCTGGAGGGGAAGATGCCGCGACCTAGCAAAGGCGCGAGGCTCTACGTCAAACGCCAGAAGGGCCGTCAGGCCGTCTACGTTATCAGGGACGGAGCGAAGGAAGTTAGCACAGGATGCGCTCTTGAAGATGCTGACGGGGCCACGCAAGCCCTGCGGGACTACCTCGCCAGCCACTACCGACCAGACACCGGAACACGCAGCCTAAGCAATGTCGCCTGTGCTGATGTTCTGATGCTGTACCTGACCGATCTTCCCGCCGACAGCCCCAGCCGGGAAACGATCAGGTATCATTGCAAAGCGTTGAGTGCGTATTGGGGCGATAAATCACTAGCTGATGTGAAAGGATCGACATGCCGAGCGTATTTGTCACACCGGACGGGAGCGCCATCATCACGCTCAGTTCCGCAGAGTGGGAAAGGTTTAAGGAAACAGGGATTGGTCTTGTCCTCGACCGCCCGCCAGGAACTAAAGACCTTCCAAGCCGCAATAAACCACTGGCACCGCGAAAGCCCGCTGGAAGCCGTGCCAAAGGTAAGCCTGCCAAAGGTGGAAAGCAGGCGCGAAAGGTGGCTCACAAGGGATGAAGTCGCCCGCATGTTGTGGGCATGCCGCCGTCTATCGCGCGAAGGTCACAAAGCCGCCAAAGGTGCTGTGCAGTATACGGACTATTCCCACGTTGCGCGGTTCATTCTAATCGGGGTTTATACAGGAACACGCCATGACGCAATTCTCAGACTCAGATGGGATGCCTCTCAAATTGGAGGACATGCAGACCTTGTACGCGGCGTTATCTACCGCAGAGGAATTGCTGAGAAAGAATCCAGCAAGAGACGTCCGCCTGTGCAGATCAAAGGAAGGCTATTGGTTTTTCTTAACCGATGGCATGACGCTTCACGAAGCAAAGGACGCAAATTTATTGTCTCTTACGCTGGGCAACCGATAACCAAGATGCGCCGCGCCTGGAACACCGTCAGGGAAGCCGCTGGGCTGGGGGAAGACGTTACCCCGCATACCCTGCGCCACACTGCGGCATCTTGGCTCCTGTGGGGCCGGGAAGCCAAGGGCGCTAGGCCCGCTCAGAAGCCCTTGACGATCTGGGAAACTGCCGAGGTTCTGGGGGCGGATGCCAGCACTATTGAGAGGATTTACGGTCATCATCGGAGGGCAGATAAATGAGCAAATATGTTCCACGTCCTCGCCGTGACTGGAAAGAAAGGTTTTGGTCAAAAGTCCAGAGGGCGGGGACGGATGAATGTTGGCCGTGGCAGGGAGCAAAATCCAAGAATGGATATGGCTCTTTCAAATTGAACGGCAAGGCAATGACCACTTCTAGGGTGGCATACCTCATAAGACACGGGGCTGTCTGGGATGACCAGATGGTGCTGCACAAGTGCGACAATCGCCCGTGCTGCAATCCGGCCCATCTGTACCTTGGCGATGTGAAGCAGAACACCAGAGACATGATGGAACGCGGGCGGCACCGTACTGGACCCGTCAAGGGCGAACAGAATGGAAACGCCAAACTGACGGAATATGCCGTCAGGGAGATAAAAAGACAGATTGCCGCAGGCGACAAAAATCAGGCCATTGCCGACCGATTTGGCATCACCCATCAGATGATTTCCAAGATTAGGAACGGCCATTTCTGGCAGCACGTTGAAATAGAAAAGGGGGAAGCCGCGTGACTTCCCCCTCGAAACTCGGGCTATACCGTATCATATACGTATCAGGTTTGGGGGCCACCTGGCTAAGCCTTTGTTTCTGCATTCGGAGCGACTGGATTCGAACCAGCGACCCCTATCCCCCCAGAAAAGCGGCAATGGTTAAGTCATTGAATTATAATGCAGCACGTTGCGCTATCGTTCACTTGGCGTTCGCAACCTGTCCCATGTTTTCGTATCAAACCGTATCAGGAGGTAGGCGGTGATTAGAACAGACGAAACTCAGTCCGCAGTGATCTGGCGAGCGGTTAGGAGGGGAAGGTGATGGAGATCGAACTCGGGAAGAACTACCGGACGCGGGATGGCCGCGAGGTGCGTGTCTATTCGACGGATAATGACACCTCAATTCTTTCTGTGCATGGCGCATATTGGACCGGCTTACTTTGGAATATATGTGAATGGCTGAAAACCGGTTCGCACTTTGCAGATTCACAACTTGACCTCATCGAGTGCCGCCCCCGCATCAAGCGCGAGGTGTGGGTGAATGTGTATCGGCTCCCCGGGACGGGTGACTGTTTTGAAAGCAAGCATGACGCCGACCGCTACGGCGGAAACCGCATCGCCTGCGTAAAGCTCACCATAGATTGCGACGAAGGCGAGGGCCTGTGATGACCGAGCATCAGTGGCAACCGATCGAGACCGCGCCGAAGAAAGGCGAATACCTTGTTTATCAGCCCGATTTTAAATTGGGTCGAAACGTGCTGTCAGCGCGCATTTGCTTTGTGTCTCAAGCTGGTGATGTGCGGACAACGACCCACTGGCTCCCCCTCCCCGCCCCTCCGAAAGGCTGAGTGATGATCTTGCACTTCGTAGGCTTCAAGGATGACCGATACCTCACCGCTGTGCGTGTCTTCGGTTTACCTGATTTCATCCACCGTGGATGGGACCTGAGAGCGCAGCGAGAGATCGCGCCAGGGGATACCATCGTCTTTGCTAGTGGCGATGCCGATCAGGAACCCCGGCGCATGAGTTTCAGTGATCTAACTGAGAAGGAGGCCCAGCAATGATTGACCAGAAGATGATACCGCCCGAGGTGGCAATTGCGGGACGAAACCAGATACTCGTTTCCTTTTGGAATGAAATCCACCCGGACGTTGCGGAGAAGATAGCCCGCGCCGTCCTCTCCGCTGGGCTCTCCGCGTGGCCGAACAAGGAAAGCCTGAGCAAGCCGGGGGATTGGGGCCGCTATATTGTCCTCCCCCTTAACACGGAGGCGCGGGATGGTCCGACAAAGACCGTCTATGAGCCATACCCCGGCGCGTTTGACAACATTCTAGGGGCCGAAAATGACAAGCGGGATGAGTGACATTGTGGACCGCCTGCGGCTTGGATTGTACTGCCCGGAGCGCGGGCGGTATGAGGTGGATGATTTGCTTGAGGAAGCCGCCGCCGAGATCGAACGTCTCCAGCAAGATTTGACGTTTTCAAGGTCGCGGCAGGAACACTGGTTCAAGGAGGCCACCACCCTCCGCGCCGAGGTGGAGCAATACAAGTCGGCAGCAGTTATGGCAGAAGCGCGACTGGCTGTCGAGATGACCGAGACCGCCACCCTCCGCGCCGAGGTCGAACGGAAAACCCATGCGCTGAACGTTGCTCAAGCAGCTTTAGCCGATGACGCCAGCAAGGCCATTAAGCTGACAGCCAGGGGGCTTGTTAGCCATGTGCTTGAACATTCCACAGCCCTCGCACAGGAGAAGCAGGATGTGGATGGGTGAGGAAAAGCCTACGGGCAAAATGCGGTGGCTTCGTCCCTACAAGGTCATAGGCGATCTTTTTAGGCAAACCAGACTACAACAGGAATGGGAGGTGACACCTATTTCAGGGCCATCATTCACCGAATGGCGCAACGTCCCCATAGTTTACGAACAGGAGAAGCAGGATGGCTGACATTCTAGACGAACTTCGGGACTATCTCCCTGGCATGCCCGTGGGCTGGTTGCTGGACAAAGCCAAAGACGAGATCGAACGGCTGAGGGCGCTCGACGCCGAGGCTCTGCCTGGTGAACGGGAGCGCATGGTTGACCGGATTGCCCAGCGGGATGCCGAACTCGCCACCCTCCGCACCGAGATCGAACGTCTGCGGGCGGCGCTGGAGCGCGTCAACCAAGAGTGTGATGGCTTGATGGTGCTGGCAGACGGCGAAACCGAAGATACGTTGACCGGATATGGGCGGGGCGTGTTTTTCACTGCCCGCCAACTCAAAGCACTCGCACAGGAGAAGCCCGCTCCCACGCGAACACTGGCCGAAATGCGGGGAGTTTTTGAGGGCTATGAAAAGCCTGACCCGTTTGGAAGGAATGAACCATGACCGCTGACCGCCGCGCTGCGCTAGAAAAAGCTGCCATGCTGGTCTTGATGAACGGGTCAGGCCGGATCACTCAGGAGCTATGGGCCGACATTCTGAAAATCATCGACCTCATCCGCGCCGAGGTGCTGGAGGAAGCGGCGGAAAAGGCTGAAAGCATGAACAGTCATGGCGTATTCATCGCCGCCGCCATCCGCAGCCTGAAAGATTAGCCTTTCTTGGCGTAACCCTTCCTCACCCTGTTATACCACTGCCGGGAGCAGTCTAAATTGCCGTTTGCTGCCAATAGCGCGGCCCTGTGACGGCCTAGCTGGGCGCGGGCATCATCACCCACCTGAATGTTCGGAACGCCTACAGGGGCCATACAGGCGGGCGGAGGGGGCAACGAAACGGACTGTACCTTACCGCTTCCCGATGCCGTGCATCCTGTCAAGGTTACGAATATCCCGATCATCAAGAGCGCACTTGCCATTCGGGCGCTGGGCCAATTCAATCTCATACTGTTTCACCCTGTCCTGAAGGTCATTCCGCTGGGTTTCAAGTTCGCTCTGGAGCAGTTTTTCAATGTCATCAGCCGCCCGCCACGCCGCCATATCGCGCTGCATGGTGGCAATCTGCGCCCGAAGTTCCGCGTCCCGGCAATTCTGAGCCGCCGTGCTGTGGCCTTTCCAATAGGCACCCAACAACAAGCCAAGGCCAATGACGGCCCCGATGGTGTAGCGGTTGACGAGCAGCGGCATGAGAAACGCGGGCATCAGGGCAGACCCTTGAGGCAGAGTTCGCGTTCCTTTGCGCGCCGTTTGGTCAGGCCCGGAAAGGTGATGCCAGCCGCTTTGTTCCACTTCATCAGCGCATCGCAGCCCTGACGGGTTTTGCCTTGGTTGATGAGGCGAACCACTGAGGACTTGCACGCCGCCTGCACACCCACGTTATAGGCGAAGCTGGTCAGGGCTACGAACCGCTCGTCAGGCAACGGAACGCTGGTGCAGCCGAGAATGCCCTGTGAATACTTGGTGAGATCTTGAAGCAGCATTGCCTTGCATTCCTCAAGCGAGTGCTTGTCGCCGGGGCTGACGCCATAGGCGCGGCCATAGCAGACCGTCCAAGGCTTACCGCCCGTTGCCGGGTCCGGGTAGGCATTGAGGCGCAAGCCCTCAAAGCCACCGATAACAACAATGGCAAGAGCAGCGGCGGCTGTTCCTTTTTTCATCCGGCTCATTCGTCACTCCCACTAAGTTTCTTCTGAGCCCAGAATCGGGACACGAAGGCCGCGACAACCACGAAGAATCCAAACCCGGCAAACATCTGAGGCGGGATTGGCCAAGGCGAAATTTGGTCGATCAGCGGCAGCAGAAATTCAAGCCCGGTCAAAATTGCGGCAAGGAACATCAGCTTCACCGACCATGCATGGCGAAGAACTTTTCTCCAGTCAGGGATGAGCCTCATATGTCGGTCCCTTCCTTGCCCTGATCCACAGGGGTCCACGACTCGCCCGCCGTCATCAGGCAGGCCAAGCCACCGGGGCGACGAATGGTAATCGTGAAGGAACCCGTCTTGGGGTTGGTGAAGATCAGCGTGGGGGTGTTGTTGTCCGCGATACCCGCAAAGGCAGGGCGTTCGCCGTACTTCTGGAGCAGCATTTCCGCGATGGCCTTGCTAGGCCCGCACGGGTTCTTCGGGGCTACGGACTGCGCCGGGGCTGGTGAGGCGAAAGTAGCCAGCCAGAAAGCGATAACGAGCACCATAGTCAGGAGGAAACAACCGATAGCCACTGCACTGTCGTTGTTGTCGTGGCTCATGGCGGAACCTCCGGTCTACGAGGATGACGGCTGGAAGAAACAGAAGAAGTCGCCACGGTCAGGAACCGAAGTGGCGGGAATGCACACATGATAATTGCCGTCCATCGAAGGCTGGACGCGGGAATCTGGAATGAACGTATCAACGGGAACTTGGCGCAGCGGGTTGATGCGGCGGGCCTGCTCCACTGTGAGGCGCAGGCGGTATCCGCCAACCTCGCCCGTGAGAACGCCGGGTTCTAGATCAAGTTTATCGCAGTCGCCGTAACCCGCATGTTCGCTGGTGGTGCAGCAGACGCCCTTGGTTACTGGGTCAGTAGTCCCGACATATAGATCGTGAGCGTTAGCGGGGAAGGCCGCTGCGAGGGATGTAATAGCTATCCCAATCGTCGCCAATGCTAGGGTCGTTTTCTTCATCCGGGTCCATTTCCATGATGGTTACGGTTGCCCTGGATGCAGTGTTTTTATCTTTGAGATTGAAAACGACGAGATCGGCATAGCCGGAAATGTCGATAAAATGGTCAGGCTCGTTACAGTCGCCGCAGACGATGCGCGCCAACTTGGTGGCGATGAGGTCCACGCTCTCACGCTGGACGGGCGACAATGCATTGTAGTTCGGAGCGTCCCGAAGAATGTTCTTCATAGACTGAGCGACGAAGGCCAGATTGGCATACTCGCCGTGGGTTTTCTGACGTTCTTTGAGGATGCTCATGCGGCACGTTTTTTCGCGTTGCTTTGCGGCAGAATTGCGTACTTAGAGCGCAGGAACTTGAGATATTCCACACCATTCTCAACATCAGCAAAGGCCGTAACCCGTCCTGCTTTTGTCTCCGCACGCGGATCAATCACAGTGAGGATGGCAGCGCCTTCCTTTTGTTCGTGGTGGCCCAACTTGCGGGCGTAATCGTCATTGGTCTTGTACCCCTTGACGCGGATCATAACGGGGATGGTGCCTTTCTCAGCCATTTCCCACTGGCTGATTGCCCAATTGTGGAGATGGCCGCATACCAGCAAATCCGTCTTGTCACCGAACTTTGCCGCCTTCACCGTGCCGTGCAGCGGGTTCCACATCGAGTTGCCCGCGAAGTCGTGGGCGGCATTGATGCGAATTTCAACGCCGTTCTTGAACCGGAGAACAAATCGCGCTTCCCAATCGTGACAGACAATCTTCTGCGTTTTGTGCTTTGCGGCCATCAGCGCCAGAATTTCGGCACCGTCACCCCATTGATCGTGGTTTCCTAGGAGCCATAACATCCATTTGATGCCGCTATCCAACAGAAACCAGGAAGCGTAACGGCGGGCTGTCTTAACGCTTGCATCCTGCTTGGCGTAAAGGGCCGCTAGACGCCCTGCCCAATTGTTCGTGGTGTCGCCTATGTTGGCCCCATAGAGGCCGTCCGTAGTGGCGCAAAGATGGGCGTGGCGGCGAATTAACTTCCAATCGCATCCGCCATCGTCAAGGTGGGGGTCGCCAAACCACAGAATACCAATGGGGCGGTCATCCATGACCTTGACCGGAAACCATGTGTGCGCGTCATAGGATGCCTTGCGGAGTTCCGCCCGTTCCTCTGCCATGTCCAACAGCTTCTCAATCGGAACGTCATCTGACGGGAAGTCGGGAAGAATAAGTTCGCCGTCTGCCGGGGCATCCAGTTTGCGTTCGCGGGCCGTCTCAACACCGCGCTTGATAGTGTGGCGGGACAATCCAGTTGCCTCAGACGCAGCTTTAAAACTGCCGAAGGTCTGGAAAGCACGGAAGCGTTCAAGGCACTGTTCGTCACTAAGACGTTCACCAGCCATCAATCATCCTCATGGGTTCGCCTATATCCGAGCCGCCACAA